ATCGGCTCGCCAGCTCCCCACGGGACATCAGAGATATTGGTCCAGGTGAAGAAGTCGTAGGGAAGATCGCCAGTGTCGAGCAGGTTCAGCGTGGCCTTTACTGGGCGGTCGTTGATAAATACTATCCTGGCTGATACGGGTCTACCGATGGGACATGTGCAGCCCAACAGCTCCATGTACTCGCGCCTGACCTCTCCGTTGTACTCCCAGAGGTCATAAACCTCACCCAGGTTTGCATTCTCCTCCTGGATCTTCATGTAGTTGCCGTGCTGGTCGTAGGTGACCATGATCCGTTTCGGCTCCTCTTCGAGCACTGCTTCAAGCTGTTTGGTGCTGTAGCCTGGTAAACCTATGAGGCGCTGAACATCCCTGGGGCGGATCGTGTCCTTCTCCCAGACGTAGCTGCCCTTGCTCGGCTCACCCTTGCAGTCCGCAGAAGGATACACATTCCATGGCGAAACGGATACCGATATCGGCTTATTGTCTTCCTTGTACTCCAGGTTCCTAACCCACACAGGAGGTCCACCTTCCACCGGGTTGGCGGACTGCTGACGCTTCCATACCTTCTTGAGCTTGCGGGAGATGCACGGTCCTTTGAGGATGCCGGTGCCAAGGTTGACGGCGTTCTCCATAACCTTACGCTCTTCGCTGTTGAAGCTGCACTCGGTCAGGGCGTCGTGGACAACCTTCTCCATACCCACCATAGCCTTCTCGGCCTTGGCCTTGATCGCCTTTGCGACCTGGTCCATATTAGCCTGTGCGCCGTTCGACATCATGACGGGGGCACCGCCTGACGTAGCCATGCGCAGATCCCCAACCATCTTCATGACCTCGGGGTTCGGCGTAATCTTGAATCCCCAGTTCCGATCCCTAACCGGAAGAAGGATATCTTCGAAGCGACCGAGTGAAACCTCGCATCGGCCCCTTACCAAATTCATAACGACTCTTGAGCGGCGGACCCCGGTGTTCGGGACGGGGGCGGTGCCTGCAGCATAGTCGATCATTGCCGGTGCCATTTCCAGATCCTGGGAGTAGTCGAGCATCTGCTCACTGATCCTCCACCAGCGCTCGATACCGGAGTTTGAGCGGTACTGGATGGCCTCTTCCCTGGTCTTCAGAATCGAATGGGCAATGGCCATGATGGCCTCTTGCTGGGCCTCGCTGGCCTCATCGTCCTCTATGTCAGGTTCCATGGGATTGTCTGACGGCCCGTGCTCCTGTTGCGGCTCGTACTGGCTACTGGAATCAACGGCCATCTCCTCATTGTTCATGAGGGTTCCGTCTGGCATCTCATGCAGACCGGATTGAGCAAGCAGCCCTTCGGCTTCGCGCTGCATCTCTCTTATAACTTTTTTCCGCTCGTTATCTTCCGGTGTCATATTGTTCTCGGCATGGATTATGCTATTGCAAGAATCGTACTAATTACGTTCATGTCAAAATTCTAATCACCAGATTGGTGAAGACAAGTATTATTCGTAAAAATGGCAAGAAAAATGCATGCTGCGGTTGAAGGGCAAAAAAGTAGGTGAAATTTTGCCCTGTATTTGAGGCAATCAGTATTTGTGGGAGTCGATATAGGCCTTCGCGCTGGACATGGTGTCGCAATCAGCGAACCCAAGACATTGCTCGGCAGCGTAGCGAAGGTAAGCTGCATCGAGTAGGTTCTTGACATAGGCCAGGCGAATTTGTTTACCGTTGACTTTTATGTGGACCTGCCACCTGTTGGTTTGCTTGTACCACGATACGCCCTTAATTCCTGACGTATTGTTTGACAGCATACCGCAATTTCGGGACTGGCATTGCCTCGACGCCTCACGCAAATTGTCTGGTGCATTATTCGTCCTCACCCTATCGCGGTGGTCGATCTCAAATTCCGAGTCATAGCCGTGGATAAAATACCAAGCCAACCTGTGGGCCTGGACCTTATCTCCGGCGTACTGGATGTAGATATAGCCGTCACTACTGCTGACACATCCAGCCGCGCTTCCTGCCAATGCCCTGGAGCTTGTGGTTACTCTCCACGTGAAAACCCCGGTAGTTTCGTTATAGATAAGTACTTCTTTAAATTTATCCAATATTTTCATATAGTTCCTAATAACCGACGCCGTCATCGAGCGGCTGACCGTAGCGGGTGCGCCTGTTCGGCATCTTCATGGTATGGCGCTCTTCACTGGTCATCTTCTCGATATTGAGGCAGAGGTAGCGGAAGGAGTCGGCACCGTTGCTGAATTCGTCATGGACCGGGCCTGTCTCGGCGAGGGTCTGCTTCGACACGTGCCGACGATACCGCTTGAGGCATTCGATAAGCCTTGCGGCCTTCTTCACATCGACGTAGATCCTGGGCATGGTCATGCGGGCGACCTTTATGCCCTCCTCGATAGAGCGCTCTACGATCTCCTCCCGATCTGGCACGTCCCAGCCAAGTTTGCGAAGGATGTCTGCGGAGGACTTGCCGTTGCTCTTCATATCGGCGGCGAAGCCATCATGCGGTAGCCAGAGCCTGCCCCAGTTGTATCGGCGCTCTTTCAGCTCGATAGAGTACGAGTCCCACGTCCTGCGGTTGTCCTCGATATAGTCAATGATGCGGATCTCGGAGGCGCGGCGTTGTGCCATAATAAGCGCCGTAGTGTCGTTCAGGCCGATGTCGGATATGACGTGTACCTTCAGGAAGGGGTCGTAGGGAACGTTGCATATGCGGCCCTGGCGCAGCATCTCGTCCATCTGCTTGTAGTAGATGGCTCCAGCCACGGCAGGCCTGCAGCGGCCCTCCCAGATGTTGTCGTAGTCGTCTGGGCGCTTGAGCTTGCACTCCAGGCGATCTGCATTCGATTTTGCGGTGAGGAAGGGATTATCCCGCCAGGTGACATGAACCACATAATACCGGTCAGGCGTAGCTTCGGTAACGAACCTCTTGTACGTCTCGTCGCTCTCCAGCTCGGGGTTGAAGGTGACCCAGATCTCGGACCCTTCCTTCCGGATGGTCGGGATTAGGACGTCCCATGACCGCTTACTGACGGCGTGAGCCTCCTCTACCCAGCAGATATCGAATCCCTCGTATGACTTCAGGGAGGTGATAGTGTGAGTGGCCAGTCCCTCGAATGCAAAGATCGTACCATTCTGGCCGACAATCCTGTCACGGAACGGGGTATAGAACCAGTCCAGGCCAAGTAGGCGGATCTGGTCTTTGAGTAGCTGGTATACCGATTCGTCAATGGAGTTCTGGACTTCACGAGTGCAGAGGATACGCTTCTCTTCGGCGTAGCCTATGACGACGAGAGCGCGGGCGAAGCTCCAGGACTTGGCGCTTGACCGTCCACCCTTGGCCACCTTGAAGTCTTTTGGCTGGAACAGGAAGAGGAATTTATCCGGTATGTCGAGGACAAGATCTCTTTGTGAATACGTCTTGATCATACCGGAAAATATATGGCATGCTTATTGCTAGGTCAATAAAAAAACCCACTTGAGCCGGTTCCAGGTAAGTTGGCTCAAGTGGGTTAAACGGCTACCAGGTTGTGAGCCTGGTATTCGCCGGATCTCTGGTGTTGCCATCAACACCTATGGGGCATTCACATTTGTTCTGTCGACGGACGCTTCTCCGGAATCTGGCTGGGGAAGGAGGGCGGCTCCTTCTCTTTCTCCTGGATCTCGAATCCCTTCTGCAGGAGGTAGAATTGGACCTGGGCCTTTATCGCTTCCTCCTGACGCACCCTTCCGGCGTTAATGGCTACGCGCTGCATCTCGAACGCGTCGTGGCTGGCCTTATCCTGGAGGGCAACCTGGTTAGCGTAGTGGCCTCCCTGCAGAGCGATGGAGTTTCTGTTATTCATTTCTGTGATGCCTACCGCGCACAGGCAGGCGATTACGAATGCTACGAACAATAGTACCGTTCTGGCTCGCTGCTCCAGTACCTTCGCCATAATATCGTCTGCGATATCCGGATAATCCGCTCTATTCATTTCTTGCCTCCTTCCTGGCAATGTCAACCCCGAGAATCAGCGGCCAAACTATCGCAGAGGCAATAGCCCTGGCACCGAGACTCGCGGGGTTGTATTCTTCCTGACCGGCGATATATCCGAATGTGAACATAGCGCCGATAACCCAGATCATGATTCTCATGTCAGTGCTTGCTGTTTTGGGTGCTGAGACTGGAGACGTCCAGATGTGCCCGCAGCATCGCGATCTCTTTGGTCATGCTGTCGCGAAGCCTCAGGAGTCTTTCACGGCGCATGGTTTCCATGTTGAGCTTTTTCTGCCATTCTGCGGCCAGGGATTGAGCCTCACGCAGCTTGTTGTCCAGCTCAATGCACTTCTCCTGGAGGATATGGTTGACGTCCTCTTGCTCACGAATGACCGCACCAAGCATGGTGTTTGCCTCGCGAAAGGCCCTGATGTGTCCCTCCGCAGCCTTCTTCTTGCTACGCAGGGCGTCAAGCTCCATTACTGTTTCGGTGGCCTTCTCGCACATGGCGATCAGCGGCAGCACCTCCGAGAACCTGACCAGCTCGCCACGCTCATGGATAACCAGGGCGGCTTTGACCGCGTCATATTTGTTGTTGGCCGGGACGATAATCGGATTCAGTCTTTGCAGTTTCATGGTACTCCTTTCAATAGATAGGTGTGATCATTGGGCCTTGATCGTTGGTTAATTGCTGGATCGGTGGCCAGTGGCTGCTGCGGTCACACCCGACGTTGAAGCGGTGCGCAGGCTGTGCCACTCCGTGGTGAATCCACACTTCGTGCAGTGCATACGGACGTGCGAGGTCCGCTTGCCTTTCTCGGTTTTTGCGGCAACCAGCTCAAAGTTATGCCCGCCGAATCCGCACATCTTCTGCTTAAGTGTCAACGTTCTACCTCCAGGACTCTGTCGGAAGGAACGGCTACCCGGTCCTTACCATTTTGATACTCCTTTTCGATGGTGTAATCGAGTGGCCCCTGACCGCTCCACACCACCTTGCCCGTGTCCAGTTCATCCCATTCGTCAATGTAGCGGCAGCGCTTGCCTGTCGTACTGTTGGTCATATACTGCCGCTCTCGTGAATCATCGTATCCTTTCATACTACCGTGAAGCTCCTCTGCTTGTGGTGTTTCTTTCGAAGCTATTCGATCCTGGGAATCCGGTACTCGATCCGGTCCTTGGCGATAGCTACATTAATTGCCGCAATGTTACGCCTGACCCACATTGCGATCTCGAACCTGGTCCAGTTCATGGCTCTGGAATCCTCGCTATCCGGCATGAGCATCATGAGGTCAACATTGATCTCGTGATTCAGCGCGTCGTTCTCGGAGACAAACTCCTGGCCATCCTCTGTAACAAATTTGATAATCTCTTTCATCGGTCCTCCAAAAGGAAAAGGTACTGTACAATTCATCATTAGATTGTACAGTACCATGACCATTGATCGGTTGCACAGAAAAAACGCAGAGGCGATTTACCCCCGACGAGAGGGATGTCGCAGTCGAATCGAGCCGGTTATATATTGACGGGTACTTGGTTATTCCCCTGTGCTCCTCGCCGCCTTCCATGGTCGTGACCATCTATGCATGTCGCTCATTCCGGATCTTCGTCGTGAAGCCACCAGCCGTCCCTCTTGGCGTCATTGCAGACACGGAAGATGATGAGGCCTATGATTATCCACAGCGATGTGAACAGAAGGATTTTGCCGATCATCTGCCCTCCAATAGTCTCTTCTGGCCAGGGATTGAAAGCACGTTATGCACGAACACCCTCATCTTGGCACCGATGATCTTTCTCGGCTGGACCTGAACCAGCGAGTAGTTCATGCCTGACCAATACTTTACCAGCCTGCGTTCCCAGTTATCCTTATTCATTCATCTCCTTGAGAGCCTTCATGATGGTTGACTCGGTTGCCCATAAAGAGAAATAGGTTCCGACTTTCGCCGGTCCGAACCCCTTGACGACATCACCCATATCCCTGGCCCTGAGTAGGCCGGTGCCGAATGCCATAGCGTCGATCATCGCGTCATCTGGCTTGTCCCTGACCATGGCAATGCCACTCCAGTCTTCAACGCCTGGGTCGATGACGATAAACACCTGGCAGTCCTCGGGCCACATGACCGGGTCGTCCGGGAAGTCGATAAGGCTGGCTGCTACGTCGTCAGGTGTGCCGAATACTTCTTCCTCCATAAGGCGCTTGTCCATGGCGTCGATTTCTTCCGTGGTGGCCTGCCCCACCCTGTCGTCGTCCCTGACCTTACGGCAGTACGGGCATTGACAGAGAATGTCGTCATTGAAGTCCTTGATCGCCTCTGGTGTCGGTGTTATGCCTTCGACCACGACATTGGTGCTGGGCTTGATATTGTCCCATGCCTCCTGGGCGATAGCGCCAACCTCCTCAATACCAAACGGCTGCGGGCGACGGAAGCGGATAGTCTCGCCACTCACCTCGGGCATAGCCTTGGGGAGCAGGAGGGGAGGCTCGATCCCGTCCATCATCTTTCTGAAGGCGGAAATACTGGTTTCGACATAGTCCTGCGGCACGTCCACGCCGACGTCTTTCATGAAGACTTTCAGCAGGCCTTCGATCCTGGACAACTTCCTGCTCATGTCGCCACGAAGCATGGTGATGCCCTGCTCAAGACGCCTGACCTTTCGTTTCAGTTTCATATCTTCTCCCTCCTCGGTTCATCGATCTCATTAGGAATCCACTCGTGGAAGCGGTCCGGTACGAACGTCGGGGAATTGCCGTCCATCCTCACCAGCCATCCGGCGAAGACGCGCAGCCTCCACGTCATATAGCCAATCCTCTCCCACTCGATAGCAATGCCCTCATCCCTACCCACCATTTCCGCTCCTTTTTTAATATCGAATTATTCCCGGACTAGCCAGTAGTACCAACGATACAATGACAATCACTTACCGGCTTCACCTAACACTGCCAGCAGGAAGTCTCTCAGCTCATCCTTGGTGAACGCGTATACCTCTCCGTGGTAGAAGATATCGTCTCTCCAATCCACGGCGCGAGGACCATACGAATACTCTTCCTCCTTGCAGTATTTGCAATTCACTCTATCATGATCCGGGATAATGCGCTCAAAAAATCCACCTGTCTTCAGGCGCTCAACAAGGGCGGCGGCTATGCCGTGGGAAAGCATGGCGCGGATCTCCTTGTCGATGTCGGGCATATGGCGCACATAGCTCTTGACGGCAATCCTGGCGTTCACCCGATACTTGTCGGGCCACATCTTGTGAATTACCCTGTTGATGTCTATGGGATCTCTCATATTATCGGCATTCCGCTGTCATCGGCTTCGATGCCCAACCACGCCATGATGTGCTGGCCGTAGATCGACTGGGCATGGATTGGCCTGCAGATGTTATCGTGGTCGAAATAGAAGCCGACAAACTCGAACCGTGCAGACTCGGGGGAGAAGAAGAATTGCATACCGTCGTGTATGCGGTGTATGACGTTCTTACCGTTTGACATGGCTCACCTGTATGCTTGACGGAGTTGGGCGTCGAGTACCTTAAGCAGCTCGGCGTCGTATGCGCACTTGACTCTGGCCTCGATCTCGGTCAGCAGTGCCTCGATTTTGGCGATAGGTTGAGGTATGTAAGGACTTGTCAGAAGCATGTGCCTCAGGTCATCATCAACCTTAATCGGCTCGTGGAAGGCGTCAAGGCCCTCCTCGTAGCCTTCCCTGAAAAGCTCCATGACTTTGTCCTCTACCAGCTCGCGCATTGTTTTCATTTCTTGTGTGCCTCCACGTATTTTGCTGCAGCCACGAAATGCACCATCCCAGCGTTACGCATATGGATAGCGTCATCCCAGCAGATCTTACCACGATGCTCTGGCCATAGCTGGTTGACGCTGTTCTCGAACGCCGCCATCCACCTACGTTTGGCGCTCTCGATCTTCGCTGCAGTGAGATATCGATAGCCGGATGTTCTTCTCATGATCTCATCCTCGCGATCTCAGCGGCCAGACGCTTCTGCATGTCGGACAGCGGGCGAAGAGTCTTGGCGTAGAACTCTGCGCTGTTCTCGTGGATTTCGACACGAGGACGTTCTGGTTCCAGGTTTCCGTAAAGAGCTTTCGAGATGTGAAATCTGTTAATCTTTTCCATGACTAGAATTCCTCCCCGGTTTCGAGGTTCGTGATTGATAGCACTGAGTTATTGAAGGGGAATGTTGCGTCTGGACCGGCTACTTCCCACAACCCAAGGGCTATGTCTATCGGCATTTCGGAGTCAACCGTATTGCGCCCATCGCTGTCTCTGTACTCTATCCTGATCATGGTGCCCTCCATAAAAGAAGTGGTATCTTAGCTTTCAAGGCCAGGATACCACTCGGTTGAAGGTGTGTCAAGGATTATTTTCGAGCCAGGATTATAGGTGCAGCGAGCCTCCGCTCTTCCTCTTCACGTCACTGGCGTAGTCGGGCCACATAATTTCCACCATAAAGATGCACTGGTCGTCGGTCAGTCTGGCTGTCATGGCGTTGACGATCTTGTTCGTGCCCCGGTTGTGCGGCATGATCGATGCGTCACTCCACTGCAGGAACATCATGAGGGTTGTCATGGTTCAGTCCTCGACGAGGAAGCATGGCCGATTTTCTGATCTTGGCCACACTGTTTCACTCACCACGGCCCATTGGTCATTAGTAAGCCTTGCGATTATATCGTATATCATTCTGTCTGTATAGCTATACACTTCGGAATCATCATCAGCCCATTGCAGGAGCATCATTGCCATCATCATGACCGGACCTCAAGCTGGACCTTGAGCAGGTTGCGCCAGAAACCAACAGCGGCAGGACCAAGTTCGACAAAGTCGATATCGAAATGGCCGTAGAGGCACTTCAGGCTCTTGGCCAGC